GGTTCCTCCGGACGTTGCCCATCCGGTCCTTCAGTTCAGTCTTCCATTTGTTGTCCCGGATTCCGGAATCTTTCGCTGCCAGCCGGGTAATCTGAAATCCGCGTTGCCTTGCCCCTTCCACCCCGGCGACCAAGGCATCAAAAAGATCGGGAGATCGTCCGCAATTTGAGACAAGGATGCCGTTCGCGTAATAGCAGTTGTGCTCAACGAGCGTCAGGTTGAACACCTTTTCGGATTGCCCACATGTGCTTTGTTGCGCATGACTTTGAACAATGGGTTGACGGTTCGTAACGATGGCCCAAATACTTTTTGCCGCAAACGCAACACGTGCGAACATCGTTTCTGTAGTCGATTTTACGGAACTGACCATCGCAATGCTTGGAGCAGAACCTTGCTGTCCAAAATGCCTTGAATTCCTTGGCGCAGACAATGCACTTTCTCTTTGAAGACTCACGTAGTTTCCAATTCCTGATCCCATTGGCTCGGTGCCATGCCCTGCCAATTTCAGATCGGTGCCAAATGCGTGACTTTTCAATCCACACGGGAATAATCGCAGCCATCTTTTTACGCCACGCAAGGCTCTCCCATCGCTTACGCATGTGCTTGGATTGATGCGGAGATTGCCTAACCAATGCCAAATTGCGGCTGCTGTTATTTTCCCAATTACCATCGACGTGATGGACATGCCAGCCTTCAGGAATAGGCCCAAAGTGGTCAACCCAGACAACTCGATGTAGAATTCTCTCCTTCTTAGGGTTTTTTCGGTTCCTATCTCGCGAATAATATCGACCAACCGACTGAAGCCAGTATTTGTCGTTTTTGTAAATAATCCATTTGCGAGCTGCCATAAGGGTAAATTTGTGGCAGGTTCAACTATTGAACACAAGGACAAATCATCAATAGTGGTCCATCCATTATTCCACGTGAATACTTTGTGATTTCCTGTCCCTTTGATGCTTCCACCATTGGAGAAATGAATCTCATGCAGCATCGCTGGAGCGTCGTTGCAGTGAACAACGGTGACTGGTGAGTTTCCGAATGGAGTTACAACCATGTCTCCGATCTGGACTTGTTCGATTGGGACATCTCCTCGTGTTGTCTTAATCAATGTGCCAGCCACGAAACATTTGATCTTCATCTTTTCCTTCGGCTCAACCTCAATCTTGTTTGCTCCGACAAAGCCCCATTCCCTCATGCAACCTTCGGCCATCATGTCCTCCGTCATCCCTCTGAACTGCCCGGATTGAATGGCAAGGGAGACGGAGTACCAAAGTTCCGAGACGAACTTGGAGTAGTAATCCCGGCACGTCACCCGAATGTCCGTGGTGACCAGTCGTTCAGTTGGCTTTCCTCCAAACTCCACCGGAACGATATAGGGTGACCAAAGGCGGGCAAATGCACCTACCAAGGAACCCCTTCCGGTTGAATCGAAGAAGAAGTTTTCCGGAACAATTTTTCGCTGTTCACACTGGGTTTTCACGTAGTTGACGATCTGGTCCTCCGGCAGATCCGTTTCGTTGACGCTTACCGGGACGACCATGGTTTCAATCAAGGCGATGATGGAGGTTCCGTTTACGTCATCGCCGAACCGAAGCTCCCCGAAGACGCAACGGTCCCCGCCGGTGGCTCCGTAAGCCGCGTCCATGAATCCGATTCTGGTCTGGTTGCTGTTCTTCCAAATCGGCTCCTCCATCGCCCCGAACTTAAGACACATGGCCCGGGTGATGACGCGCCGAAGGCCCTGCCCCCGGGGCATCCGGCCTTCGTTCATCATCGTGTACTGAAGCGAATCCTTCCCGTAGAACTTGATGTCGGCGGCGATGGCCTCCCGGGTAATCAGGAACGGATAGGGCGGTGGTTCCCCTTCCGGAACGTCCATGTTCGGACAATCGCTGCCGGTGAGTTGAAGGCAGACGCCCCGGTCAAATCGTGTTGGCCAAAACTTTGTCTTTGGCGTCTGATCGATGCCGCCATCCCAACCGCCAAGCTCGGCGGAAGGCTCGCAGACGATGCCAAGGGCGTCTGTAGTCTCCTTCGGATTGCCGAGCACGACGCACTTGAAATCCGAGTTTTTGTTGAGGTTTGAAATCGCGTCTACGTAGGCCCGTGGCATCAGGTGACCTTCATCGGCAATCAGCCGGACGCGCTTGTTTTTTATGCCGACGTAGGAGGACAGGCCAACGTAGGAGCCGCCCTTTTTGCAGGGCACCCCGCAGAGACCATTCCTGAAATCCCGTCCGTCCTCCGCGTCCCACTTGGAGTCGGTGACGATGCGCTGCCGGGATTCAATGAGGTTTCCCGGAATGAAATCGAACCGGCTCTGGGCGACGCGGTGAAACTTTTTGATCTCCCCCCACACGCGCATTTCCAGCATCTCCCGCTCCGTGGAGGAAACAAGGATCGTGGTGGACGTGGGGAAGCAGTAATAATCGGTCAACGAATGGATGGCGGCGGCTGCCGTCTTTCCTGAGCTGGCCGGACCAATCTCCCCGATGATCCGATAGTCCAGATAGCATTCCAGTTGCAGTTCGCTCCACTTTTGCCAGACGTACTCCGGCCAGACCAGTTGGATGAACCGTTTGAAATGGAACTTGAGGCCGTTTCCGGCCATGCCTCCGTTCTGCTTCTTCCACTGACCGCCCCGGACGATCATCTCCATCTCTATGAGGACGGGATGAATGAGCGGTTCAAACCGGAGACCGTAGAGTTCCAGTTTTGGGAGATTGTTTCTTCCGGCCATTGGGATTGACGATAGACGGCTATCTGTTCAAGTTCAACACCGTGAGCTTACCTGTCCCGCCGAGCAAGTTCCGATTCAACGACGCGGAGACGTACATGTACCGGGGAAACATCCGGATTGAAAACACCCGGCTCTACCAATTCCTTTCCTCCAACTCGGTGGGGTTCGCCACGGCAGAAAACGTAACCGGCGTTACGTTCCTAAAAGGACAAGTCATCGGACGGTCGGTGACGCTGGATAAGGGGTACGTGCTGGCGGACAACAGCGCGGTGGCATCCCAAGCCATCGGTCTGTGTGCCGATGGGGCCAAGAACGGAGCTGGCACCATCATCCAAATGGTGGGAGTGTTCGTTCTGGCAGACTGGACGCCCGTCATCGGGGCGGCGACGCTGGCGGCCCGAACGGTCTATTACCTTTCGGCCACGCCGGGAATGTTGACCGCCGTGGTTCCGGTTGGTCCGGCAATTATTCAGAAGGTTGGCCGGTCGCTGTCACCGTCTGTGCTGAGTTTGAACTTGGATATTCTCTGATATGGCCGCCCCGAACGGAAATCTTACCCGGATAGTCGATGGTCAACTGGACTGGTCGGCAGGTATTGATTCCGGTCGTGTGCAGACGATGGCTTCGGATGGAAATCCAAATGGGTTGCAGAAAAATCAACTCGCTTGGCTGACCAATGGGACAGTCCGAAACGGCGGAGTATCTCCCCGGGCCGGATGGATCGGCAGGGTGAAAGATTATCCGTGGGCCGGAATCTTTCAAGGCGGGTTCATGTATCAGCCGAAGACCGGGAATCCCTACGCCGTGCTGTCCATCGGCGGGAGGATTTACCGGGTGAGAACGGACACGGATTTCTCCGTGGAAGACCTATCGGCAACTTTCAACATTGTAAACCCAGCGGATCAACCGCAGGCGTTCTTTATTCAAGGCGAGGAATTCCTGATTATTCAGGCCGGGGATCTGGTCACGTTGCCGTTGTTCTGGGATGGGACGACGTTGCGTCGAAGCGTCGGGTTCATCGGGGCAATACCGGCAGGCACCACCCCGATCATCACCAATTTTTCGGTCACCATCATGAATCTTGATTTCATCGAGGTGGGCTACACTTATCCGGCGGGAACCGTTTTCAACGTCAACCAGAACGCAGACAAAAAGCCACCCGTTCTACCGCCCGTAAATGTGGCGTTCACGCTTCAAAATGCCTTTATCGTTCCGGCCATCGGCGTGTCGGCAACCGTGTTCGTCACCGCCATGTATACTCCGAATTATCCGGACGTGCCTTTGCGAGCGTTCAACGCTGACCATCCCGTTTTTGACAGTCAGGGCACGCTGAACCTTCATCGCTCTGAATTCCTTGCCGCCTATCCCGGCGGAGTCCCGTCGACGCAGCATCCGGTTGCCACCTATCGAATGGCTGTCACAGCGAAGCAGACGCAGAGCACGGGTGGTGCCCCGACCGCCGCCGTCTCCGAGCAGTCCGAACTTCTGCCCTCCGGGCCGATGGATTATTACATGGGCCGGATCTGGTACGCCTTCGGTCGGCAGTACGCCGCCGGGGACATCGTTGGCAGCCACGATTCCGGCACCGGCATCTACAACTTCCGGGACTCCATTCTTAAGAACACAGAGAACCCGGTGTCGCTGGCGGGAGATGCCTTCATTGTTCCAACGCAGGCCGGGAACATCACGGCGTTGAAGCATTCGTCCAACATTGAGACGGCACTGGGGCAGGGACGGCTCTACGTCTACACGCTCACGTCGGCCTACTACACTGATGTTCCGCCAACGCGGACGGAATGGTTGAACCTCAAGGAGCCGCTGCAACGAATAGCCCACACCGATTTCGGAGCCGTGGGAGAACGCTGCACGGTTGGGGTCAACGGGGATCTTTTCTACCAATCGCTGGAAGGCGTCCGCAGCGAAACGGTGGCTCGAAGTTCGTTTGCCCAATGGGGCGACGTTCCAATCTCCGCCCCCGAGAACCGCGTGCTGGATCTTAACGACAAGACGCTTCTTCCGTTCGCTTCCGGAATCAAGTTCGACAACCGCCTGTGGCAAACCGTTCTGCCTTTTAATACTCCGAAAGGGGTGGCTCATCGGGGAATCATGACCCTTGATTTTGACATCCTCGGTTCCTACAACAACAAACTTCCTCCGGCATGGGAGGGGATGATGGAGGGGTTGGACGTTCTGCAACTGTTCACAGCTTCATTCTCTGGTGCGCCCCGGGCTTTCGGAGCCGTGGTCAGCAAGCTGACCGGGAACATTGATTTCTGGGAGTTCACTACCGGGGACAGATTCGATTCTCAAGTCAACGGCGACGGCGACCGAATCACGTGGTTCCTCGAAACCCCGGCGTTCACATGGAACGATCCGTTCCTGTTCAAGAAGCTGGACGGTTTGGAGCTTTGGTTCGATCAGCTCTCCGGCACCGTGCAATTCATGGTGGAGTACAAGGTTGACCAGAACCCATGCTGGCTGCTCTGGCACACGTGGAAGGAATGTTCCGCCAAGGATTGCCGCGAGGATACCGCCCAAGTCTTCTGCCCGGCCTATCC